CGAGTCGAAGATCAAGAACCTCACCGGTGGCGACAAGATCTCCGCGCGCTTCATGCGCCAGGATTTCTTCGAATTCTTCCCGCAGTTCAAGTTGTTCGTGGCGGGCAACCACAAGCCCGCCATCCGCAACATCGACGAGGCGATGAAACGGCGTCTGCACCTGATCCCCTTCACGATCACCGTGCCGCCCGAGCGCCGCGACAAGCTGCTCCAACAGAAGCTCCTGGCCGAACGCGACGGCATCTTGGCGTGGGCGGTTCAGGGCTGTCTGGACTGGCAACGTCTGGGCAGGCTCGATCCGCCGCAACCGGTCAAGGACGCGACCGACGAATATTTCGAGGCTGAGGATGCGCTGGGCCGCTGGCTGGATGAACGCTGCGTGCGCGTGGGCAACGCCAAATCGCTGACCGCCGAGTTGTTCAGTGACTGGAAGCAGTGGGCGGAATCGGCCGGGGAATTCATCGGGTCGCAGAAGCGCTTTGCCGATCTGCTGCTCACCCGGGGGCTGGAGAAATGGCGCAACGGAATGGGCCTGCGAGGGTTTCAAGGCATTGGCCTCAAGCACCCGCCGACGCCCGCTTTCACTCCCTACGCCGATGACTGATTACGCCGCAAACGACCCGCGTCTGACGGATCGGACGGATTACGTCGTAACTCCTACACGTGCGCGTGTGCGCGCACCTCATGGAGAGTTTCGACATGACCCGTCCGATCCGTCAGACCAGCACCCAACAAGGACTGACACCATGACCACTACCATCCTTGCCCTCGATCTGGGCACCACCACCGGCTGGGCGCTGCGCGGCAGCGACGGCCATATCACCAGCGGCTCGGAGAGCTTCCGGCCACAGCGCTTCGAAGGCGGCGGAATGCGCTTCCTGCGTTTCAAGCGCTGGCTCACGGAACTGAAGGCCGTGGCCGACGGCATCGACGCGCTGCACTTCGAGGAGGTGCGGCGTCACGTCTCGACCGACGCGGCGCACGCCTACGGAGGCTTCCTCGCCACGCTCACGGCGTGGTGTGAGCACCACCAGATCCCGTACCAAGGTGTGCCGGTCGGCACGATCAAGAAGCACGCCACGGGCAAAGGCAACGCGGGCAAGGAGGACGTCATCGCAGCGGCCCGTGCCCGTGGCCACGCGCCAGTCGACGACAACGAGGCCGACGCGCTGGCATTGCTGCACTGGGCCATCCAGCACCACGACGTCGGGCAGGAGGTGTGACGTGGCCCGCAACGACTGGACGATTGAGGACGTGGCGGCACGCTTCGAGGAAGCCGCCAGCACCGGACGAAGCCTGCCACCCGTGCGTGTGCAGGGCTACTTCAATACGTGGCCCATCATCGTGCGCAAGGAGTGGGAAGCCTTCTCATCCGACGACGAGCGTGTCTACCGACCCCTCCCACCGACGCCCGAGGCCGTCGACCGGATGCTGGAGACGATGACGTGGGTGCAGTGGCTGGAGGTCGAGCAACGGCATCTGGTGTGGATGCGTGCCAAGCGCTACGGCTGGCGCGACATCACCATCCGTTTCGCCTGCGACCGCACCACGGCGTGGCGGCGCTGGCAACGGGCGCTGGAGATCGTGGCCGACAAGCTCAACGGCTGCACCGTCGTGCAATAGTCTTTGAGCGCGATTGGTCGTGCATGAGCTGCCATGCGTTGCCATCAGATACCGCGAGCGGTTTTTGAGGCTGCAACAAATCACCCCGGTCGGGGGTAGTATTTCAGCTATCTTCTGGACAGCGGTGACGGTTCGGCGAGCGGCCCGAGGCAAAAGGGGTCCTTCCTTCCGAAAATCCCATGCGGGGGGCGCGAGCGCGACGCTTTTCTAGCGTCAGGGTGCGAACCAAGGTTCGCACGGTTCGCAGGTTCGCACCCCGTCCAGTTCGCACCCTTCACTCCAACCCGCCCACGGCATTGCTCGTCGGCGGGTTTCGTTTTTCTGGAACCCGAAATCTTGAACCCTTTGAACGTCGAGTACCGCAAGGTCGAGACGCTGATCCCCTACGCCCGCAATCCGCGCACGCACAACGACGCGCAGATCGCCAAGATCGCGGCCAGCATCGTCGAGTACGGCTGGACGAACCCGATACTGGTCGATGGCGGCAACGGCATCATCGCGGGCCACGGGCGTCTGGCCGCCGCGCGCAAGTTGGAGTTGGCGGATGTGCCGGTCATCGAACTGGCGCACCTGACCTCGGCGCAAAAGCGCGCCTACGTCATCGCCGACAACCGGCTCGCACTGGACGCGGGCTGGGACGAGGAGATGCTGGCGCTGGAACTGGCCGAGCTGTCCGAGGGGGGATTCGACCTCGCGCTCACCGGCCTCGACGCCACCGAACTGCAATCGCTGCTGGCGGACGAGGAAGCCGCTGATGCCGAGGCGCAGGACGAGGACGCGGCGGATGACGCCGACGAAGTGCCCGATGTTCCGGCTGATCCGGTGTCCCGCACTGGCGACGTTTGGGCCATCGGCACGCATCGTCTGATCTGCGGCGACGCTGCCGAGGCCGATGTGGTCGCCACGCTGATGGTGGGTGAGCGCGCGATGCTGTGCTTTACCTCGCCGCCCTACGGCAATCAGCGCGACTACACGACCGGCGGCATCGCCGATTGGGATGCGCTGATGCGCGGCGTGTTCGCGCGCCTGCCGATGGCCGACGACGGCCAGGTGCTGGTCAACCTCGGCCTGATCCACCGCGACAACGAGTTCGTCACCTACTGGGAGGCATGGCTGGGCTGGATGCGCGCGCAGGGCTGGCGGCGCTTCGGCTGGTACGTCTGGGATCAGGGGCCGGGGATGCCAGGCGACTGGCAAGGACGGTTTGCGCCGAGCTTCGAGTTCATCTTTCACTTCAACCGCGCCAGCCGAAAGCCCAACAAGATCGTGCCCTGCAAATTCGCCGGGCAGGAAACGCACCTGCGCGCCGATGGTTCGTCCACCGCGATGCGCGGCAAGGACGGCGACGTGGGCGGCTGGACGCACGCGGGCCAGCCGACGCAGGACATGCGCATCCCCGACTCGGTGATCCGCGTGATGCGCCACAAGGGCAAGATCGGCGAAGGCATCGATCACCCGGCCGTGTTCCCGGTCGCGCTGCCTGAGTTCGTCATCGAATCCTTTACCGATGAAGGAGACGTGGTGTTCGAGCCGTTCGGCGGCAGCGGCAGCACGATGCTGGCCGCGCAGCGCACCGGGCGCGTGTGCCGTTCGGTCGAGATCGCGCCGGAGTACGTCGATGTCGCCATCCAGCGCTTCCGGCAGAACCATCCCGACGTCGCCATCACGCTGCTGGCGACGGGTCAGACCTTCGATGAAGTCGCCGCCGCGCGTGACGTGGAGGTGACGGCATGAACTGGCTGGCCGACAAGATCGAGCAGTGGCCTACGCCGAAGCTCGTGCCCTACGCACGCAACGCGCGTACCCATTCGGATGCGCAGGTGGCGCAGATCGCCGCCAGCATCGCCGAGTTCGGCTTCACCAACCCCATCCTCGCAGGCAGCGACGGTGTCATCGTCGCTGGGCACGGACGGCTCGCCGCCGCGCAGAAGCTCGGCCTCGACGCAGTGCCGGTGGTCGTGCTCGACCACCTGACGCCGACGCAGCGACGCGCGCTGGTGATCGCGGACAACCGCATCGCCGAGAACGCGGGCTGGGACGACGAGCTGCTGCGCATCGAGCTGGAAGCCCTGCACGACGAAGGCTTCGACCTCGACATCACCGGCTTCGACGCCGATGCGCTGGCCGAACTGATGGCGGGAGACGAACCGCTGAACGACGGCCAGACTGATGAGGACGCCGTACCCGAGCTTGGCGAGACGCCGGTGTCACGGCCCGGCGATATCTGGCAGCTCGGCCCGCATCGGCTGCTGTGCGGCGATGCGACTGTGGCCGCAAGCTACGAGGCCTTGCTCGACCGCGAGGCTGTGGACATGGTCTTCACCGACCCGCCGTACAACGTCAACTACGCCAACAGCGCCAAAGACAAGATGCGCGGCAAGGATCGCGCGATCTTGAACGACAACCTGGGCGATGGCTTCTACGACTTCCTGCTGGCGGCGCTCACCCAGATGGTGGCGCACTGCCGCGGCGGCATCTACGTGGCGATGTCGTCGAGCGAACTGGATGTGCTGCAAGCCGCCTTTCGCGCTGCCGGTGGCAAGTGGTCGACCTTCATCATCTGGGCCAAGAACACCTTCACGCTGGGCCGCGCCGACTACCAGCGCCAGTACGAACCGATCCTTTACGGATGGCCTGAGGGCGCGCAACGCCACTGGTGCGGCGACCGTAATCAGGGCGACGTCTGGAACATCAAGAAGCCGCAGAAGAACGATCTGCACCCGACGATGAAGCCGGTGGAACTGGTCGAGCGCGCGCTGCGCAACTCCAGCCGTCCGGGCAACGTGGTGCTCGATCCCTTCGGCGGTTCCGGCACGACGCTGATCGCTGCCGAGAAGTCAGGCCGTGTCGCCCGGTTGATCGAGCTCGATCCGAAGTACGTGGACGTGATCGTGCGCCGGTGGGAGGACTTCACTGGCAAGCAAGCCACCCGCGCGTCGGATGGCGTGGTGTTCGATCAGGCGGCTTCCTGCTCTTCGATGATCGCGCAGTGAATCACGAAGCCCGTGAGGTAGGCCATCCCGCGCGGGATGCCGTAGTCCTTGCTGGTTTGGCGACCAATCGTCCAGCCCATCCACGTCTGTGTGGCGGCGTCGATGGCGTCCTTGAGGGGCTTGCCGACGTAGAGGCCGTTCTGCACATCGTCCGCGTAGTGGCGGCCAAAGCGGCTGTCGAGAAAGGCGCGGATGCTGTCGAGGTCTTCGCCCGTGGCGTCCGCGATGGCAGCCATCGCCATCGGCCACGCGGCGGCGGCGTATTCGTTCATCGTGCCCCAAAAGCCCCAGGCTTCGTTGCGGGTGGCGGGGGTGGCGCTGTTCTTGCTCATTTCGTGCTCCTTCGTTGGTGCGTTGCGATGCTTGTAGTAACGCGCTGTGGGGGCCGGAAGCCAAGCTCTTTCTAGCCCCCGGCGCAATCTTTCTCAAGCAACGCGGTACACGCGCTCGCCGCCCTGTTCCTTGCCCGACGTGATGGTCAGGCCGAGCTTTTTCTTGAAGGCTCCGGCGAAGGTGCCGCGCACCGTGTGCTGCTGCCAGCCGGTGGCCTCGCAGATCTGGCGGATGGTTGCGCCCTCGGGGCGTTGGAGCATCCGAACGACCTCGGCCTGCTTGCTGTTCTCGCGGGTGCGAGGCGTGGGCTTGGCTTTGGCCTCCTGCTGCCACTGGGCTTCCGCGTTGGTGATGATCTTGTCCAGTTCGTCCTCGAATCCGGTGGTCGACTGCGGGAGTTCCGGGCGTTTCATGCCCAGAGCGTCGTAGCCCTCAGCGGCGACGCGCCAGCCCTCGCCATCGGGCGTGATCAGGGCGCGGTTAAACAGGCCGTCAAGCACCTTCTTGCGGGCGCCGCCTTTGATGTTGGCGGGGAACCATTCGATCTTTCCGCCGCTGGTGTTGATGGCCTTGGCCAGGATGGCGTGCTGGGCCGGGGTGAGTTGCGTGGTGGTCATTTGCTGCTCCTTGGGGTCGTTGATGACGATGTGATGAACGCGCTTTTCGGGAGTGAAGCCAAGCACTTTCTGCTTGGCTTCGAGGGCTTCCGGTCAGTCCTTGGCGATCTCCGCTTCTGTGGCCTTTGGCATCGATACGCCGAGTTCGACGCCCGCTTTGAAGGCCGCTTCCAGCGCGTCCTTGAGGCACCACACCGCCGTGTCGTGGAAGTCGAGGCGGTCTGAGCTGCGTGTCTGCAGGGTTTCGATGCCGAGATGCTTCTGCGCGATCAGGGTCAGGAGGGTTTCGATTTGATTCATGACGTGTTCCTTTCGGGATGTGGTTGGCGTGACGTGATGAACGCGCTGTTCTCGATGGAAGCCAAGCTCAATCCGCAGGAGCGACGAACAATTGTTTGAAGAAGGTGCCCATGGGACTGTCGATTCGCGCCTACGCGCGCCACCGAGGCGTCTCCGACGCGGCGGTGCGCAAGGCCATCGCGGCCGGACGCATCACGCCCGAGGACGACGGAACGGTTGATCCGGAGCGCGCTGACGCCGAATGGGCGCGCAACACCGAAGCGCCGCGCAGCGGCACGCGCACGAAGCCCGTGCGCGTGGCCATCCCGTCCGACTCCCCACCTGCGGGCGATGGTCAGAGCACGCTGCCAACGGGCGGCGCGTCGCTGCTGCAAGCGCGCACCGTCAACGAGGTGGTCAAGGCGCAGACCAACAAGGTGCGGCTGGCCCGCCTCAAGGGCGAACTGGTGGATCGGCCGCAAGCCATCGCCCACGTATTCAAGCTGGCACGCTCCGAGCGCGATGCGTGGCTCAACTGGCCCGCCCGCGTTTCGGCGCAGATGGCGGCCAAGCTCGGGATCGATCCGCACGCGATGCACGTGGCCCTGGAGGCCGCCGTGCGCGAACACTTGCAGGAGCTGGGCGACCTTCGCCCGCGCGTGGACTGATGGACATCGATTACGAAGGCGCGGCCGAAATCGAACGCGCGTGGCGCGAAGGGCTGACGCCCGATCCGCTGCTCACCGTGTCGGAATGGTCAGATCGCCACCGGATGCTCTCCAGCAAGGCGTCCGCCGAGCCGGGGCGCTGGCGCACCAGCCGCACGCCGTACCTGAAGGCGATCATGGATTGCCTGTCGCCGACGTCGCCGGTCGAGCGCGTGGTGTTCATGAAGGCCGCCCAGCTCGGCGCGACCGAAATGGGCTCGAACTGGATCGGCTACGTGATCCATCACGCGCCAGGGCCGATGATGGCCGTGTGGCCCACGGTGGAGATGGCCAAGCGCAACAGCAAGCAGCGTATCGACCCGCTGATCGAGGAGTCGGCGGCGCTGGCGGAACTGATCGCCCCGGCGCGTTCGCGCGATGCGGGCAACACGATACTGGCGAAGGAGTTTCGCGGCGGCGTGCTGGTGATGACGGGCGCGAACAGCGCGGTCGGGCTGCGCTCGATGCCGGTGCGCTACCTGTTCCTGGACGAAGTGGACGGGTATCCGCTGGACGTCGACGGTGAAGGCGACGCGATCTCGCTGGCCGAGGCGCGCACGCGCACCTTTGCCCGGCGCAAGATCTTCATCGTGTCGACGCCGACGATCTCCGGCGTGTCCGCCATCGAGCGCGAGTACGAGGCCAGTGACCAGCGCCGCTACTTCGTGCCGTGCCCGCATTGCTCGCACCGGCAGTGGCTGCGCTTCGAGCAGTTGCGCTGGGACAAGAACGTCCCGGAGACGGCGGCCTACATCTGCGAAGCCTGCGACACGGCAATTGCCGAGCACCACAAGACCTGGATGCTCGAACACGGCGAATGGCGCGCGACGGTAGACGGTACGGGCAAGACTACGGGCTTCCATCTGTCCTCGCTCTACAGCCCGGTCGGGTGGCGCGCGTGGCGCGAGATCGCCGCCGCGTGGGAGGCTGCTGTCAGCAAGGAATCGGGCTCGGCGGCGGCGATCAAGACCTTCAAGAACACCGAGCTGGGCGAGACCTGGGTCGAGGAAGGCGAAACGCCGGACTGGCAGCGGCTGGTCGAACGTCGTGAGGATTACCGGCTTGGTGGCGTGCCTCTGGGCGGCTTGCTCCTGGTCGGCGGCGCGGACGTACAGAAGGATCGCATCGAGGCCTCGGTCTGGGCCTTCGGGCGCGGCAAGGAAGCGTGGCTCGTCGAGCATCGCGTGCTGATGGGCGACACCGCCCGAGAGGGAGTGTGGAAAGCCTTGGCCGAGATGCTGGGGGAACACTGGACGCACGCCAGCGGCGCGGAAATGCCCCTGGCGCGCTTCGCGCTCGACACCGGCTTTGCGACGCAGGAGGCCTACGCCTTCGTGCGGGCCAGCCACGACGCGCGGGTGATGGCGGTCAAGGGCGTACCGCGCGGGGCGGCGCTGATCGGCACGCCGACGGCGGTCGATGTCTCGCGCGACGGCAAGCGGCTGCGCCGGGGCATCAAGGTGTTCACGGTCGCGGTCAGCATCGCCAAGCTGGAGCTCTACAACAACCTGCGCAAGGCGGCCAACGTCAGCGAGGACGGCGTCACCACGACGTTTCCCGCTGGCTTCGTTCACCTGCCCAAGATCGACGCGGAGTTCATCCAGCAGCTCTGCGCCGAACAACTGATCACCCGCCGCGACCGCAACGGCTTCCCGGTGCGCGAATGGCAAAAGATGCGCGAGCGCAACGAGGCGCTTGATTGCTACGTCTACGCCCGCGCCGCTGCGGCGGCAGCGGGACTGGATCGCTTCGAGGAACGCCACTGGCGTGAACTGGAGCGACAACTGGGTGTGGCTCCTCCACCGGAGGAGCCACCGCCCCTGCACGACATCGAACTCAACGAGGCCACCCCCAGCGGTGGCCTCGCTGCTTCTGGAACCCGCAACACCGGTCGGCGCGTCATCAAGAGCCGCTGGCTGACCCGATGAGGAACCCGTGGGATACACGAACGCACAACTCAACGCGCTCAAGAAAGCGCTGGCCACCGGCGAGCGCCGCGTGAGCTTCGGCGACAAGACGGTCGAGTACCGCAGCGTCGCCGAACTCCAGGCCGCGATTCGATCGGTGGAGGCCGAGATCGCGCGCGGCCAGAACACGCCCAAGCGCCAGGTCCGTGTCACCACGGCGAAGGGCTTCTGATGGCCTGGTTCTCCAAACTCCGGCAAGGGTTGTTCGGCCCGCCGGTACACGAGGCCGCAGGCCGTGGCCGCCGCGCCCTGGCGTGGATGCCCGGCAACCCGGGCGCGGTGGCCGCGATGCTGGCGACCAGCACCGAACTGCGCATCAAAAGCCGCGACCTCGTGCGCCGCAATGCGTGGGCGCAGGCAGGCATTGAAGCCTTCGTCGCCAACGCGGTCGGCACCGGCATCAAGCCACAGAGCCT